GCAAGGAATGGAAAAAAGAATTAAAAATCTTGAGGATGCCATTGCGGATTTAAAAGCCGATAAAATGGAAGCAAGTAAAGTAGAGAAAGAAGTTGAAGAAAAACTTGAAGAAAAACTTTCTGCTGAACCTGCTGCCAAGCCTATCAAGCACAATCCCGAAGGTGAATCAAGTAAACAAATAAAAATGCACATTTCTCCTAACCGAGCGATGAGTACTAAAGATAGAGTTTTTCAAAAAATATCAAATTTAAAATAAAATGGCTGTAAATATAACCAGTACCTACGCAGGAACTTTCGCAGGTTCTTACATCTCGGCGGCTTTGCTTTCCGGGAATACGATTGCAAATGGCGGAATCGAAGTAAAACCAAATATCAAATACAAAGAAGTTATCAAGAAGGTAGCAACAAGTGGTTTGGTAGTAGATGCAACTTGTGATTTCACAAGTGCAGGATCAGTTACATTAACTGAGAGAATTATTCAACCCGAATATTTCCAAGTAAATCAAGAGATGTGTCTTACACCTTTCCAATCTGATTGGGAGGCTGCTCAAATGGGATACTCTGCTTTTGATCAATTACCTCCTAAGTTTTCTGATTTTATTATCGGGCAATTTGCGTCTGAGGTAGCGGCTAAAACAGAATCTAATATTTGGAGTGGAGTAAACGCAAACGCAGGTGAGTTTGATGGATTCACAACTCTTATGGCTGCTGATGCTGATGTTATTGATGTAGCAGCAGGTGCAGTTGTTGTTGGAAACGTAGTTACAGAATTACAAAAAATAGTTGATGCAATTCCTGCAACTTTGTTTGGAGCAGAAGATTTGCACATATATGTATCACAGAACATCGCAAAGGCTTATGTTGGAGCAATGGGAGCATTGGGAAGTGGTATTGACAACAGAGGAGCGTTGTGGTTTCAGAATGGAGCACCTTTATCATTTGGTGGTATTCCATTATTCGTAGCAAATGGATTAGGAGACAACAAAGCAGTTGCTGCTGAGAAGTCTAATCTATATTTTGGAACATCTCTGCTTTCAGATCAAAATGAAGTTAAGTTGTTGGATATGAGGGATTTAGATGGCTCACAAAATGTGAGGCTTATCATGCGTTATGCCTGTTCGGTTCAGTACGGAATAGGATCAGATTGCGTTCTTTACTCTTAATAAATTTTAAACCATAAGAAAGGGGTAGGTGGTTATGTCTATCTACCCTTTTTTTTTAAAATATAAAAAAATATGGCATGTAATGTATCAGCAGGAAGAGTACTTCCTTGCAAGGCAGGATTCGGAGGAATTAAGTCTGCTTACTTTTTTGATTTAGATGGATTAAACGGAACTGATAATGCACCCCCAACATATCAAGATGGGGTTATTACTGCATTAGCAACAGGAGCATCTCCTACTGTTTATGAGTACGATGTGAAAAACACATCTTCGCTAGAAACTGCAATTAATAGTTCTAGGGAAACAGGAACTACATTCTATGAGCAAACGCTTAGTTTAACTTTAACTTATCTAGATGCACCAACACAAGAGCAAATTAAATTACTTGCTTGGGGGCGTCCTAGTGTAGCGGTTGAAGATTACTATGGTAATATGTTCATAGTAGGTTTGGAAAATGGTGTAGAAATGACAGGTGGAACAATCGGCACAGGAACACAACCCGGTGATTTGAGTGGATTCACAATGACATTGGTAGGGCAAGAACCCGATCCTGCAACATTTATCACTCCAACATTGATAACAACGGCAACTCAAGGAACAAAAATTAATCCTACCTTGACTGTCGATCCTTAATTATTTATTTTCTTCTAGTAAAAGCATCTCTTTGAAGGGGTGCTTTTTTTTTGTTTTATTTAGTTGACAGTACACTACTGTCCATTCTTTTTAACCTTAAAATTGTTTATAAAAATGCAAGAATTATACAATCAAATCCAAAGTTTAGAATCTCAATTAACAGGTAATATGTTCACAGACATGGAAATAAAGGATAAAATTCATAATTTAAAAATGAAATTAAATGGTTCTAAACCTAGTTCTTCGGAAATTGATTGTGTAGGGTGTGGATCATAAAACAAAACCCCAATTTTTTTGCGTTATATAGGTATGATTGTATTAACAACATCAGCATCTGCACAAACATTTAAGATAATACCAAGAGATTACACTTTAACAAGTTTTACAATGGTTATTAGAGATGATAGTACAAATACAAGTGTGACATACAATATTACAGGTGTTACTACAAGTGGAAATTATAGAACATTTCAAAACACATTCTCACCTGTTTTAGTATCAAATCACTTTTACGACATGACATTAAGTTCGGGAACGGATGTTATTTTCAAGGATAGAATCTTTTGTACTGATCAAACAATCAATCAAGTGAATAATGATTATTACAACCTAAATGAAGGACAATTCACAACAGATGATTCTTACAACAACGAATACATAGTAGTATGAAAAGACAAAAGAGTTTACCTAAAGGTGTGACAAAAGAACCAAGTATTGGATTTGTTAATTTAAGCACCTACACTTCACCTGAAGTAAAAGAGGTAAAAAACAAAGATTGGGTAGAATACGGTGTTGACAATAATTACTTTCAATTCTTAATTGATAGGTATAACGGATCACCCACAAACAACGCTGCTATTAATGGCATAAGCCAAGCAATATATGGCAAAGGATTAAACGCAACAGATGCCAATAAGAAACCCGATGAATATGCTCAGATGGTTTCATTATTCGGTAAAGATTGTATTAGGAAATTATCCTATGATTTAAAATTAATGGGGCAATGTGCTGCTCAAATTATCTATTCTAAAAACAGAAAAAAGATAATTAAAGTAGAACACTTTCCAATAGAAACTTTAAGAGCAGAAAAAGCCAATGAAGATGGAGAAGTTCCTGCGTATTACTATTTTAAGGATTGGACAAACATCAAACCTAGTGATACACCTTTAAGAATCCCTGCATTTGGGATGTCAAAAGAAGATATTGAGATTTTATACATTAAACCATACAAAGCAGGTTTTTATTATTACTCACCTGTGGATTATCAAGGTGGTTTGCAGTATTGTGAATTAGAAGAAGAGATTTCTAATTATCACATCAATAATATAATGAATGGGTTAGCACCTTCCATGCTCATTAACTTCAACAACGGCACACCAAACCAAGAGGAAAGGCAATTACTAGAAAGTAAAATTGCATCTAAATTTAGTGGAACAAGTAACGCAGGTAAATTTATACTTGCATTCAATGATAATGCTGAATCAAAGGCAGATATTACACCTGTTCAATTATCAGATGCACACAATCAGTATCAATTCCTTTCAACAGAGGCTACACAAAAAATAATGGTAGCACATAGGGTTGTATCTCCTATGTTATTAGGAATAAAAGACAATAGCGGATTAGGTAACAATGCAGATGAAATTAAAACTGCATCCTTGTTGATGGACAACACAGTAATTCGCCCATTTCAAGAGTTGTTGATTGATTCATTTGATCAAATACTTGCCTATAATGAAATTGCTTTGAATCTGTATTTTGTCACCTTACAACCTTTAGAGTTCACAGAGGTTGACACAACAATACAAAGCCAAGAGGACATTGAAGAAGAGACAGGTGTACAGATGTCCAAAATCAGTTTAAAAGAGATTGATGGGCAAACTGTCTACGAGACAAAGGAAGAAGCCGAAGAGGTAGCAGAGGCACTTGGATGTGAAGGATCACACGAGCATGAGGAAGATGGAAAGGTTTGGTTTATGCCTTGTGCCACACATGATGATGCGATTAATCTTAAAAAGCCTTGTTACGATGGTTACGAAATGGTAGGAATGAAAACCAAGAACGGCAAGAAAGTTCCTAATTGTGTACCTATAAAAGCAAGTGAAGAAATTCCCGAATTAACAGATGAAATGGGTAATGAAATTCTTGCTGAATTAGAAGGTGAGATTATCACAGATGAATGGGAACTAGTAGATGAACGAGAATATGAAGGTGAAAACCTAGAGGAGTGGGCAACACAACTAATTCAACCAAGCAAATCAAAACTTCAAAAATTTGCAGATCAAATTACAGGTAAGCCTAAAGTGTTTTCTGTCCTAGATAAAAGCCTTTACAAAATACGATACAAGTATTTTAAGAAATCTAAGAAGGCAATGAAAAGCGGAAATGAATCTAGATTGTTTTGCTCAAATATGATGAAGTTGGCAGGGCAAGGAATCATATATAGAATTGAAGACATTGATAAAGCATCAGACAAGGGTGTAAACAAGCGACTAGGACACAAAGGGAAGCCGTATAACCTATTTAAATTCAAAGGTGGTATCTATTGTAGACACGCATGGAAAGAGCAGTTATATAGGCTTAAAAAGAACACAGAAAAAACTGATGATTTTGACAAATACAAGAGAGCAAGAACAATCCCTAAAAGTTACAAGCCTTCCCCAAGAGGATGGAAAGAGGCACAGATTGCTCCTGTAAATATGCCCAACCAAGGAGCATATCCAACTAAAAAGAAATAAGAAATGGCAACAGTATTATTCATAAATCGGCAAAATTTAATTCGCAATTCTATTTTAGATGGGAATGTTGACACAGATAAGTTCATTCAATTTATCAAGATTAGCCAACAGATAAATATTCAGAATTATCTAGGTACAAAGTTGTACGATAAATTCACAACTATAATAGGAAATGGTGACATAGATACTGCTCCTTATGCTGATTATAAGACACTTCTAAACGAATACATTCAGCCAATGCTGATTTGGTTTGCACAAGTAGATTACCTTCCATTCGCTGCTTACCAAGTAAAGAACGGAGGGGTATTTAAACACACCTCAGAGAACGCTGAGACAGTTAATAAAACAGAAGTGGACTATCTAGTAGAAAAGGCAAGAACACACGCTGATTGGTACGCTAGAAGGTTTATAGACTATATGTGTTTTAACGAGAATTTATTTCCCGAATATACATCAAATGTAAACAATGATATTAATCCAAGTTCTGATGCAACATTTAATGGATGGGTGCTTTGAGTTACAAACCAAAAGAAGAAAACATTAAGAAATTAAAGAAGTTTTTATTAAAACTAAAAAAGAATGGCTGATTTATTTAATCAACAAATATCCGCAACATATTCGGGTTTATTAAAAACCACAAGCAATGGTGTTTTAAGTGCAACACTTGCGCAAATCACAGATGGTAGAGGAAATGGATCACAGTTGTATTTATCAACTAGCAAGATAAACTTTTACAACGAATACGAGTTTCCAACAAGTGATGGTTCAGAAAATCAAGTTTTAAAAACTGATGGAAGTGGTGTTTTAACTTGGGAAGATGATGCTAATACAGGAGGTGTTCAAGTAAGTGGAACACCTACTCTTAATCAAATAGCAATTTGGACAAATGCAACTACCATAAAAGGTATGTCTGCATTAGAAATTGATGTTAATGACAAAATTACTTTAACTCAAGGGACTAATAATTATTATATAGGTGGAGGAAATTTAGCAAACAATAATGGAGAGGGAAATGTTGGATTAGGTAATGATGTTTTTAGAGTTCAAACAAGTGGTAATTTTAATATTGGCATAGGAAATTTTGCTTTTTATGACTTTCTTACAGGAGTTAGAAACATAGGAATAGGATATAATTCATTTTCTAATACAACAGGTTGCTCAAGCAATGTTGGTGTTGGAGCATCAACATTAGCATACAGTACAGGAGATAATAATACTGCTTTAGGTGATTCTGCTTTAGGAGGTGCTAGTTTTACAGGAGCAAATAATACTGCAATAGGTGTTGATTCGGGAAAAGATATTACAACAGGATCAAACAATGTAATACTTGGATCATTTACGGGAAATTCGGGAGGAACGGACATAAGAACATCAGACAACAACATTATCATTTCAGATGGTAGTGGGAATAATAGAATACAAGTTGATAGTGGGGGTAATGTGGGTATTGGAGTTACTCCAAGCAATTGGAAATCCACTTGGGAAGCGTTAAATATTGGGCAAAGTGTTGGTTTATTTTCTCATGACGATAATACAACGGGTTTATCAAGTAATGTTATTTTCGATGGAAGTAATTGGAAAAACAAAAATATAGGTGCTACTGCTTTTTATCAACAAAGTGAAGGTTCGCATACTTTTTATAGTAATGGATCGTCAACAGATGCTGCCGGAACAACATTTTCTCCAACAACACGACTCACCATCTCCTCGGGGGGTTCGGTGGGTATTGGAAACTCTCCAAGCAATGCTTGGGCGGATTCAAGAGCGATAGAATTAGGAGCAAACGGTATTTTATGGACAGAACAAGCCTCGGGACAATACAACTCATTATCTATGGGTTTGAATTTTTATGTCAATAGTGCGGGATCAACGTTATATAAAAGTGCAAATGTAACGGCAACACGTTATCAA